GTCGGAGGGGCAATTGATGGGGAACCTTTTGTGTTTCCCATTGCTTTGCCTCCAAAACTATGTCGCCTTTCGTTGGGTCTTCCCAAGAACGATTCCCGTCAAAATCAACGGGGACGACATTGTATTCCGATCGGATCGGGCACGGTACGAAATCTGGTCCGAATTTGTGTCTTCGGTAGGACTTGTTCTGAGCCGCGGTAAGACCCTGGTGAGTGAGAAGTATTTCTCTCTCAACAGTTCTTTCTTCTGGGCGAGGACGAATAAGATGCCTAGACTCATCCCTGTGACTCGAGTAGCTTGCTTCGGCAAGGCCTTTGAGGATTTTGGAGCTCTTGCTGGCTCGTATAGGTCCTTTACTCGAGGTTTCAGGTTGGAGGCGAAACTCCGTGCTGAAGTGCTTTTTCTTAAGCATTTCCGCGGTTTCATTTCGCTTTCCGGACGGTCTGTCAGGAGGGGGCTTGGTATCCCCGCTTCGATATCCTCTTTGAAAGAGTCGGGACTCTGGAAAAGAGAGTGTTGGTACTTTGACTCCGTGCATGCGTCGGCTGACGTGTTGCCGGAGAGTCCCAGCAAGTTGAAGTGGGGGTCTGTCCCCGGGGGATGGAAAAGAGTGGACGTCAAGTCCTGCCGGGTCACCGGTAAAGTCGAGTTTTATTCTCCTGTTTGGTATGAGTTGCCTTTTGCACCTCCTCTACCTAAGGGGCCTGAGACTCCGCAAGCGCGTGTAGACGCCTTGCAGAAGACTTTTTGGCAGGAGTTGATATCCCTGACTTGGACCGTTTCTCCAACACGAGGTCAACTCGTTAAAGATTATTGGATTAATGTTCTAGGGACGGGATGGGAAAGACGCTGGAAGGAGTGGAAGAAGCCTAATAAGAGACTTCGGTTTCTGAAAGCTTTTGCTACTCTTCGTCGTGTAGACCCCACGCCAGCGTTGGGTTGGGAGTATCGTCGACGTGCCGCCACTTGTTGGTGGCCCGAAGACCAGGGACGTGTTGAAGAGTTGGTTGAAGGCTGTACTGCAAAGGAATTGGTTGAGTGGGAGCGGGAAAGAGGTCTTATGACCTTCGAACCCCCTACTGACTATGAACGAGCGGACGTCTTCGACGGGATGCTTTGAGGCTTCCTATTGCTGAAGTCGGCGGATGACCCATGAGTATGGCGCTAGTACCGATAGCTCGTAGCGCTTGAGCATGTCGGATGTTACTAGTTTGCTTGACTTTGAATGATACGTCTGGTGTCAGCCCTGCAACGGGGTGTGAGCGTGAGGCTCAAAGAGTCCTTAATTGGAGGTATCCCTCACGTGGCACGACACTTGCCTGGAGCCGCCGTAGCAGCAATGTTGCGGGGAGGTATGGTGATGGCCGGAGGGAACAGGGCGTGGTACCGAAAGGTGCTACTGTCCGTTAGCCGGCTGGTCGCGTATCAGTAGAAGTAAACTTAAAGAAAGTGGGGGTAAATCCGTCGGCGTAGATCAATAGATCACCGTACGGACTGGGATGACGTTAGGGAATTTTCCGAAGTTAGGTAGGCCTTCGGGCCGTGTAAGTCGCATGCGCAGCACCGACCTTGGGTTTTCGCCCCAACTGAC